GGTTCCCGAACGGCGCTTGGTGTGGTGAGGGAGACTGGGTGATCTTCTCTCCCTACACGGGAGTTAGGATCAGCGTCCACGGACAAGAGCTACGCATCGTCAATGACGACAGCGTGCTGGGTATCGTGGAAGATCCCCGTGGCGTAGGGAGGCTTTGATTATGTCAGGAACATTCTCGAATCCCCTCGATGATATTATGGGGAATCAGATCGTACAGCACGTTGACTCCGACTCCGGCGAAATTTCTTCTGTTGATTCAGACGATGCGGAAGTCATCGTAGAAGAGGTTGATGACCGACCGGAGGATGACCAGCGCGCTCCTAGAGATTCGTCAAGGTCGAAGGAGGAAAACTTCGATCCGGACGAAGAGATCGCTGACGTTTCCGGCAGGGCCGGTAAACGAATCAAGAAGCTCCGGTACGAGTACCACGAGCAGCGCCGTGAGAAAGAAGCGGCAGAGCGAATGAAGGAAGAGGCTGTCAACTACGCGCAGCAAATGGCGCAGCAGAACGGACAGCTTCGGGACCTTTTGAATCGTGGAGAGAACGTGCTCCTCTCCGAAATCAAAGCACGCACAGAGTCAGAACTCAGCAAGGCTAGGGATCAGTACAAGGCAGCGTATTCAGACGGGGACGCGGATGCAGTCGTCAAGGCTCAAGAGGCTTTGACGCGCAGCACCTACGACAGTCGTCTCGCTGAATCGTATCAGCCCTTGACTCAAGAGCAGGCGATGCAGCAGCCGCCCCCCGCGCAACAACCGCAGGGGCAGCCTCAAGCACCGCCGGACCCGAAGCTTCAAAAGTGGCTGGGTGATAACGAGTGGTTCGGTAAGGATGCAGAACTGACTTCTTTCGCATACGGGGTTCACGAGAAGCTCGTCCGAGAGGAGGGAGTTGATCCAAGATCTACCGACTACTACAAGGCTATCGATAAGAGAATGAAGCAAGTGTTTCCTGAAAAGTTCGGGAAACGAACTAGGAATGATTCGACCGTTGTTGAAGTAGGCACAGAGGGGCCTGTTGCTCGACAGCGGACTACGACGGTGGTGTCGCCTGCACGAAGAAGTTCAGGCGGAGCCCCTCGCAAAGTGCAACTAACCTCTACCCAAGTCGCGCTCGCGAAGCGGTTGGGTCTAAAACCTGAGCAGTACGCCAAACAACTCTTGAAGGAGTCCGGAAATGGCTGAAGAAACCGAAACAGCCATTAGCGAGCCCCTGGCTCGCGATGGCGTCGAGAAATCGATTGTCAAGACGGAAGCGTCGGATTCAAACGCGCACCACGAGAACCATGTAGAGCCCGAGCCGCAGCTTGCGGACGGGGCTCACTCACAGGGCTCAATGCTCCGTGAGAATGCGGATCGTGATAGTGAACAGCGGGAGCAGCCTTGGAAGCCTGCCCCCATTCTTCCTGTCCCGGACAAACGGGAGGGGATCGATCATCGATGGGTCAGGTCAGCAATGCGAGGGCAGGCAGACAATATCAATGTCTCCCAAGCACTGCGTGACGGTTGGGTTCCGGTCTTGTCACAGGACTACCCGGAGCTTCAGGTCATCAATGATCGGAATTCGCAGTATCAGGAAAACGTCGAAGTGGGTGGCCTTTTGCTTTGCAAGAGACCGTCTCACATTGGCGCAAAGATCCAGCTACACGCGGAGGAAGAAGTGAGGGGGCAGATGGAAGCTGTAGACCGCAACTACTTCAGAGAGGAGAGTGCGAGGATGCCTATGCTCGAAGCCGAGCGGCGTACTCGTGCCTCCAAGTTTGGCGATGACTGACAGTGGAAGGTCCATTGTTTGCTGTCGTCTTGAACTGAGAGGATAGCCAAATGGCTTATGGTCTGAGACCCGTCCAAGGTGACGGAACAGGTTATGGGTACAACACTGGCGGTTTCAGTGAGTTCAAAGTGGCAGACGGATACGCTGGCAATATTTTTGCTGGTGACTTCGTTGAGCTTCTAACTGACGGAACTGTTCAGCGGCAGAACACGACGACTGGGGAATCCCCCATCATTGCTACTCCCACGCTTGGGTGCAGCATTGGATGTCGTTATGTAGATGCCAACGGTACCCCAACATGGGCTCAGTATTATCCCGGAAGCGCGGATAACACTGAGATTTTTCTGTTCGTAACTTCTAGCCCGAAGCAGATTTACATGATTGCGGGTGACGAAGCGATGGACCAGACGGATATTGGTGCGACCTTCCTTGTGGCCGGATTTGCGGCTGCCTCGGGAAACACCACGACTGGGAATTCTGGAATCTATCTGGATTCCTCTACCCAGAATACGACAGCACAAACCGTGCGATGTCTCTCGATCCCGAAGGACGGGGTAAACGAGAACAGCACAACTCCGAATGTTATCGTTCAGCTTCTTGAAAATGTAAGCCAGTTCGATAGCACCACGGGCATCTAGGGAAAGGAGTAACTAGTTATGGCTATTTCAAGAGCCCAAATGATGAAAGAACTCCTTCCCGGACTGAATGCTCTGTTCGGATTGGAGTATCAACGGTACGAACGAGAGTACGAAGAAGTCTACGAGACGGAATCGTCGGATCGTGCCTTTGAGGAAGAAGTGAAGCTGGCTGGCTTTGGTGCTGCGCCTGTGAAGAGTGAAGGCAGTGCCATCACTTATGACACTGCACAGGAGCATTTCACGGCTCGCTACAATCACGAGACGGTCGCGATGGGTTTCGCGATCACGGAAGAGGCGGTTGAGGATAACCTCTATGACTCCGTCTCGGCTCGCTACACCAAGGCGCTTGCGCGGGCTATGGCCCACACCAAGCAGGTGAAGGGGGCATTCCCGCTCAACAACGCATTCGCAACCACCAACTTCACGGCTGGTGATGGCAATGCGCTGTGTTCGTCTCGAACGGTTGTTGACGGAAGTACCGTCACCAACGTGCTGGCAACGGCGTCCGATCTGAACGAGACCAGTCTCGAACAGGCGGTTATCGACATCTCGGCATTCGTGGACGAACGTGGGCTCCTGCTCGCGGCTCGACCGCGTAAGCTGGTCATCGCGCCGTACAACCAGTTCGCAGCCACTCGTATTCTGGAGTCGGAACTTCGTGTTGCGACAGCGGATAACGACATCAATGCCCTGCGGACCAACGGTACGATCCCGGATGGGTATACCGTGAATCACTTCATTACGACTGCGAATAAGAAGTGGTGGTTCCTTCTGACCGACGTGCCCAATGGAATGAAACACTTCCAGCGCACGCCGCTTCAGACCGGAATGGATGGCGATTTCGACACTGGTAACGTGCGATACAAAGCTAGGGAACGATATAGCTTTGGCGTTTCCGACTACCTTGGCATTTTCGGCAGCGGTAATATCACATAGTACATTATAGTACTGTGATACGAGGGGGGCTCCGGTCTCTATGAGGTCGGAGTCCCCCATCTTCCCTACAGTTGAGAACTAATTTTTTAGCGCGTGGCCCCCTGTGTGATCCCGTTGCGGGGTGCAACGGTTCACTGTCCTCGGGGGAGCGACCGGGAGGCTGCGCGCTCGATTCCATCACCCCAAGCAATTTGCCCTGCGAAGGGGAGGTTGGGTTTGGCACCCTCCTGCTCAGCCAATCTTTCGCAGGGTTTTTATGTTCGATTTTTAAGAACGATAGACCGCGAGCGGGGCTCGCTAGTGTCCGGATTTTCCGGCGAAAGGATAAAGAGGGATGAGTACGACAACTTTCTCCGGTCCCGTCAAGGCGGGGAACATTTTTAACACGACAGGAACGACGCTCTCCGAGAACGTATCGAACCAAGGTCAGGCGACTATGGTTCAGGTTGCGGCGGTCGAGGAAGGATCCGATGACCCCTCTTGGACTGGTATTGTGATTCCGGCCCATTCACAGATCACTCGCATGGCAGTTCTTGTTACGACAGCCTTTGCCAACCAGTTGAATGTAGGTCGCAGCGATTCTGTGTCCACGGATATTAACTATTTCTTGGCCGCGGCGATAGTGAATGCTGTTGGGCTTGTCGAAGCTGGAACTAAGGTGGCTAACGGAGCCACGGCTGGCTCTTCATGGAAAGACACGGGCGTTCTAGATGTGCAGTTGACCTACAATTCGTCCACCGGAGGTTTGGATCCGGGCGTCGGCATCCTCATTGTCGAGTACATTCAGAACAATAACTTGGTGGCTTAGCGCCGCTTTCAGGAAAGGAGCCACCTATGGCCCCCGTTAATCCCCACGCAGAAACATATCAAGGTAAGACCCAGTTCTCCGGGCCTGTGAGGGCAGGTACCCGTTGGGACGGTCCGAATGCCGACTACGTTGGTTTAGGCGTCGCTGCGAATCCGATTGCTGTCAACAAGCTCGCCAACGCGGGCTATGTGGTTTGCTCGCAGTCCGCTGCCTTAGATCAGGTATTTTCAAATACCACCGCCTCCGACATTGTTCTTCCCGCTGGCAGTATGATTATTTCCATGCAAGTGATCTGTACGAAGGTTTTTTCCGTTGGAACTGGAGCGCAAGATGTTCTTCGTATTGTAACGAGACCGACAGAAAGTGGTTATGAACAAATTAACGACGATGCTGCGGGGACCATGGATATGGACGCTATTGGTGTTTACAATTTTACACCGGGTGCCAGTGGAACCCGAGCCAGCGTCTGGAAGAACGTAAACAATTCTGCCAATTACACCGCTGGTGATGATGTGGATATTCGATACGATTCAGATGTCGCCGGAGACGGTAGGGCCATCTTGACGATTAGCTACATCCCCGGTCTGAATCTTTAGGAGATATGAAATGAGCAGAAGTACATTTAACGGACCCGTTCTGGTGGGGGTAGAGAATGCTAGCTATCCGGTGGCTGCCGTTGCCACCACAGGCCCCAACTGGGGCTTTATCAATATGTCGCAGTCGGCTGCGATCACGCAGAGTAGTAGCTCCGCCTATCCGACTAGTACAACCGCTATGACCATGGTTATCCCGGCGAAGAGCACTATCACAAGGATTTCGGTTCTAGTGACAGTGGTGTGGGACGAAGTTGCGGACATTGGGCAAGCGTGGGGAGTGATAGGCGCGGATGTTGATGCGAACGATCTCGTAAACGATCTTTCCTTGTCTGCTCTCGGCCTCGTCGTTGTTGGTCCCGGTGATACGGACGACTTGACTGGAACCGATATCAATAATTGGATGAACAATAGTATGGAAGAGAGTCCTACCGGCGGGGACAGGTGCATTGTCATCCGATGCCCCGGAGGCGGTGGTTTGGGCGAAGGCGTCCTCACTGTCAACTACTGCCAAGCAGTCGATCTCTCGGCAATTGCCTAGCTCGCTTTGAAAGGGAATTAAATCATGTCAATGGTAGATGGTAATGTCTTAGCGAGTTACGTCGCTGCACCCGACTCCACCACTGGGGTTGTGGGTGTTGATCGACCATGTTTCTTGAGGGGCCTTTGGGTTCTTCCGGGCGCTACTGGCATCATTACGGTTCAGCTTCGTAACGGGACTTCTGTTTCCGGTACGGTTCTGATGAAATTTGATGTGGGTCAGATGAGTGCTGCCAATATTGGTGATGGGCAGTTTGGGTTGACCCTTCCCGGAAACGGGATTCGGTTCGATACTGGTTTATGGGTTCAAGGCGAAAATACGAATACAATCACCTCGATCACGTTGTTCTACCAATAGATGAAATGGGAATCCAATCGATGACCTTCTGGTCCACTATGACCATACTGGCATCGGCAGTGGGAGGACTTCTGGTCCTCCTTTTCACTCATATGGGTGAACCCAAGCACGCAGAAGCCGCCGAAGAGCGGCTCGTGAATTCAATCGCAATCCGCGTCGAGCGCGTAGCGACAGAAGTTTCCATGAACAAGGACATCCTCGATGAAGTCAAGTCGGATGTGAACGAGATCCGCATCGAGCAGCGTGCCTACACGGACACCATCCTAGAGGCCATTCGAGAGGGTAACTGATGCCGAAGAAGAAAAAGAAGGGCTGGATCAAGGGTGCAATCAAGAAGCCCGGAGCCCTTCGCTCTTCACTTGGCGTCAAGAAGGGGAAGAAGATACCGGCGAAGAAGCTCGCCGCCGCAGCAAAGAAGGGCGGCAAGCTGGGCCAGCGAGCCCGATTGGCACAGACACTTAAAGGGATGAGGAAGAAATAGTTGGCTATATCCGAAGAGTACAACTGGAATCCTGACATCTCCGAGATCGTGGAAGAGGCTTTTGAGCGCGCCGGTCTAGAGCTTCGCTCCGGAATGGACTTCCGTACCGCGCGACGTAGCCTCAACCTCCTCACTCTGGAATGGCAGAACAAGGGCATCAACCTCTGGACCGTTTCGGAAGACATGCTTGCCGAGACTTCCGCAGGCGTGTCCCTCACCACCAACTATCTTGTTAAGGGAACCGCTTCCTATAATCTACCCTCCGGGACGATCTCCCTTCTTAATGCAGAGTTGCGTCTTGATGATGGATCCCTCACATCTCAGGCAGACTACAGTCTCGCCCGCATCTCCCAGCCCACTTACGCCACCATCCCGAATAAGCTCACGCAGGCGCGTCCCCTCCAATACTGGATGCAGCGAAGGGAAATCTTGGGTGTGGCCTCGTTTTCTGATTCCACCTGTGACACCAACTCGAACACGACGGTTACCATGGACTCTACAGCCAATGTATCTGCCGGTATGGTGGTTACAGGTCCGGGCATTATCTCGGAAGGTGGGACCAATTCTTCGACAACGGTAGAGTCGGTGGATAGCGATGGTATCACGCTAGTCCTGTCTCAGGCTGCTACGGTAACAGACGTTAATGTCTCCCTGAAGTTTACTACGAATCAGAACGACACGATGACTCTCTGGCCTGCCCCCGATTCCAGCACCAAGTACAAGGTTGTCATCCACCGCCTGAAGCGGATCTCGGATACCGGCAACCCCGCCTCCAACACCATGCAAATCCCCGGAAGGTTTATGCCTGCCCTGATCTCAGGGCTA